GTATAGATATAGAAGATCCTTTAAAGTGTCAGCCTCCCTCCGCGAAGCGGAAAGGTCGCCCAAAGAAAGCCGCTGTTACGTCAAACAAGCGGGGCAATCGCAAGTCAGTGGGCCGTCCAAAGGGTGATGCTGATACAATCAATGAGTACAAAGCTAGAATGCTGGCATCTCCTAAGAGTAGGAAGGTGTTGGACAGTATCCTTAATGCTGCATTAGATGATGATCATAAGAACCAAGCAGCAGCATGGAAGCTCTGTATGGACAGACTGCTTCCTGTCAGTTACTTTGAGAAGGACAAAGCAGGAGGAGGTAGAGGCGCTATCAACATCAGTATTACTGGTGTAGGTGGAGAGACTACTGTTATAGCAGGTTCTGAAGATATAGAAGACGGAGAGTATAGCGATGTATGATATTGATCAAGACTTAGACTATTTTACAAAGAATGACTTTAATTGTCAGCACACTGGCGAGAACGAGATGAAGGACACATTCCTATTAAAGCTGGACTTGCTAAGAGCAAGATGTGGTTTCCCCTTTATCGTTAAAAGCGGCTATCGTAGCCCTAGTCATCCCATTGAATCCAGAAAGGAGAAAGTAGGAACCCATGCCCAAGGCATTGCAGCGGACATTAAAATCATTACAGCACAACAAAGGTACAAGATTGTTGAGGAAGCTATCAAGATGGGATTTGGAGGCATTGGAGTACACGGTGTCTTCGTGCATGTTGATATGCGCAATGTTGACGATAATAAGCCTCCTGTAATGTGGCTGTACTGAGTGACTGATCTTAATGTCTCCCTCCTACCATGGCAGCAGAAGGTCTGGAATGACCCTATACGCTTCCAAGTAATAGCCGCTGGTAGACGTACAGGTAAGTCTCGCTTGGCTGCGTGGAAGTTAATCATTGAAGGATTGACAGCTAAAAAAGGCCATGTGTTCTACGTTGCCCCTACGCAGGGTCAGGCTAGAGACATTATGTGGCAGATGCTGCTTGAGTTGGGTCATCCAGTCATAGCGTCTAGTCATGTCAATAACTTACAGATCAAGTTAGTTAACGGTGCTACAATTGCCCTTAAGGGTGCTGATAGACCAGAGACTATGCGTGGTGTTAGTCTTAAGTTTTTGGTGATGGATGAGTATGCTGATATGAAGCCAGAGGTGTGGGAGCAGATCCTGAGACCTGCCTTGGCGGATCAGAAGGGTTCAGCGATGTTTATTGGTACGCCAATGGGTCGTAATCATTTCTATGACTTGTACAACTATGCTGTTATTGGTGACGATGAAACTTTTGGTGGCTATCACTTTACTAGTTATGATAACCCGCTGCTAGACCCTAAAGAGATTGAGGCGGCTAAGAAGTCCATGTCTGTGTTCTCCTTTAGACAGGAGTTCATGGCAAGCTTTGAGGCTCAAGGCAGTGAGTTATTTAAAGAAGATTACATATCATTTGATGATGAGGAGCCGAAAGGTGGTGAGTATTATATTGCTGTCGATTTGGCAGGATTTGCAGATGTACAGAAAGTCACGACCAAGACTAAACGCTTGGATCAGACGGCTATCTCTGTTGTTAAAGCGAGTGAAAATGGATGGTGGGTTGCTAATATCATCCATGGCCGTTGGGGCGTCGAAGAGACTGCACGAAGAATCTTTGAAGCAGTTAGAGACTACAGACCAATTGCGGTCGGCATCGAGAAGGGAGCGTTAAAGAACGCTGTCTACCCCTACCTAAACGACATGATGAAGAAGAACCAACAGTTCTTTCGTGTTGAAGAGCTTACTCACGGTAACAAGAAGAAAATAGACCGTATTGTCTGGGCGCTACAAGGGCGCTTTGAGCATGGTACAATAACACTAAATAAAGGCAGTTGGAACACTCAGTTCTTAGACGAGTTGTTTCAGTTTCCTAACCCCTTAGTCCACGATGACTTAATAGACTCCTTAGCTTATATTGATCAGCTTGCAAAGATCGCATACGCTTTTGACTATGAAGAAGACGACTATCAATTCTTAGATAAATACGCGGGATACTAGATATGGAACTAGATAAAGACACTTTTATGATTGAGCAGTCTCTTGAGGGCTGGGTAAGCGACAAGTGTATGTCTTGGCGCGACCACTTTGAAGAGAACTACTCTCAACGCTTCGATGAGTATTATCGTCTATGGCGTGGACAGTGGTCTGCTGAAGACAGAACAAGAGAGTCTGAACGATCTAAGATCATTAGCCCTGCGTTACAACAGGCTGTAGAGTCTTCTGTAGCGGAACTAGAAGAAGCTACCTTTGGTCGTGGTAAGTGGTTTGATCTTAAAGATGATCTTATGGATCAGAACCCTGAAGACATTGTAATGTTGCGTGAGCATCTCTATGCTGACTTTAAACGCAATCGTGTACGTAAAGGCGTTGCTGAGTGCATCTTGAACGCAGCTATCTTTGGCACAGGTATTGCTGAAGTAGTGATGAGTGAAGAAAAAGAATTCCAACCAGCCACACAGCCAGTCATGGGCGGTGAGTTACAAGCAGTTGGTGTCAACATTGTAGATCGTACTTGTGTCAAGCTTAAGCCTGTCATGCCTCAGAACTTCCTTATTGACCCGTTAGCTACCTCCGTTGAAGAAGCTATGGGTTGTGCTGTTGATGAGTTTGTGTCCATGCACTCCGTTGAGTTGCTACAGGAAGAAGGTATCTATCGTGAAGCAGAGATCAGTAACGCTAATCCTGACTTTGACCTAGAGCCTGACCAAGACCTCACATCTTATGATGAAGACAAAGTACGTTTGACTAAGTACTTTGGACTTGTTCCCCGTCACCTCCTTGACGAAGCTATGAAGGAAAGCGATGACGAAGAGCTTGTCGAGTTTGAAGACGAAGACGACAGCTACTACGTTGAGGCCGTTGTAATCATCGCTAATGATGGTACATTGCTTAAGGCTGAAAAGAACCCCTACATGATGGGTGATCGACCTATCGTTGCATTCCCGTGGGATGTTGTTCCTAGCCGCTTCTGGGGTCGTGGAGTATGTGAGAAAGGCTACAACAGTCAGAAGGCGTTAGATGCAGAACTACGCGCCCGTATTGATGCTCTTGCTCTCACTATCCACCCGATGATGGCAATGGACGCAAGTCGTATGCCTAGAGGCTCTAAGCCTGAGATAAGACCAGGAAAAATTATCTTGACAAACGGCAATCCTTCTGAGGTTCTACAACCGTTTAACTTTGGTCAGGTAAGCCAAATTACCTTTGCACAGGCAGAGTCCCTACAACGCATGGTACAGACCGCTACAGGCGCGATAGACTCAGCCGGTACATCAGGGTCTATTAATGGCGATGCGACCGCTGCGGGCATCTCTATGAGCTTAGGAGCGATCATTAAGCGTCATAAGCGCACATTGATCAACTTCCAAGAGTCTTTCCTCATTCCTTTCGTTACAAAGGCTGCACACCGCTATATGCAGTTTGAGCCTGAGATGTATCCTGTTGCTGACTACAAGTTTGAAACATCTAGCAGCTTAGGTATCATTGCTCGTGAGTATGAGGTTACACAGCTTGTACAGTTGCTTCAAACAATGTCTCCAGATACGCCTATGTATCCACAATTAGTACAATCAATCATTGACAATATGAACTTATCTAATCGTGAAGAGCTTATTGCTTCACTTAAGAAGTCTAATGAGCCTAATCCGGAAGCACAGAAGGCACAGCAGGCAGCACAGCAGTCTGAGTTGGCTTTCCAAGCTTCACAAGCTAACGCTCTTAACTCACAAGCCGCAGAGTCCGCAGCTAGAGCTGAAAAGTACAAGGCTGAAACAGCGGCTATACCACAGGAGCTGGAGATTGACCGTATTAAGGCTGTAACTACTAACTTAACGGCTGGAGATGCTGATGATAAAGAGTTCCAGAAGCGTCTTAAAATCTCTGAGCAACGTCTAAAGGAGCGTGAAGTAGCTGTTAAAGAAGGTAATCCTGTACAGGCAGCTCCTCAGCAGCCGCAGCAGCCACAGCAAAGACCCCAACTACAGCAGGGCGGTGGTCTACCACAAGGACAGTTTCCATTATGATATTAACAGGTAAAATGTTTGAAGATGCACTTGCGCAGATTAACGTAGCCTTTGCAGAAGTTAATAAAAAGGTTGACAAACTACAAACAGAGGTTAAGACCCTGAAACAGGAGAAAGCCAATGGCAACGCCAAGAAAGGGCAAAGCAAAGGTTAAGGTAACAGCGAGTGGAAAGAAGGTAAGCTACGGGCAGGCAGGTAAAGCTAAAGATGGAGGCCCTCGTGTAAAAGCGGGGACTTCCAAAGGTAACAGCTACTGCGCTAGAAGCCTTGGGATAAAGAAAGGCTTATCTAAAGCTAAGCAGAATGACCCTAACACACCTAATAACCTTTCGCGTAAGCGATGGAAGTGTTCAGGTGCTGAATCTAAAAAGTGAGGTGTTAAATGAAGTGTTCATCATGTGGCGG